ATCTTCGCCTTGTCCAGCTTGACCTTAAGGGCAAGCACGATCTTGTACGCGGCGTCAGGAGTCGCGGCGTCACCGGCCGTGATGACGTTGCCCGCGCTGGTCGTCATGAGCGATGCCAGGAAGAGGTCCGTTGCGTCGGTCAGGCCGAACGCGGAGTCTTCAGCAGCCTTGTTCAGGAGCTTGTCACCGGCACGGGCCTGGCGCTTGTCGACGTCGTCCACCTCGAAGGCGAAGTACTTAGACTGGTCGACCAGGAGCGTCTGATCCGTGGTGGTCAGCGTCTGCGGGTCGATGACCGTGGAGTTCTTCGTGTACGTGCTGATGGTCGGGCGCGACAGCGAACCGATGTGAACGGTGTCGCCGTACTGGGCGATGTCGCCTTCGTAGTCCCGGTTGATGATGCCGCCCTGCGCAAACACGGTGGCACCGCGCAGTGCGGTGAAGAGGTCCGCGGACCAGATCTCGGGAATGAAAGTGTCAACAGCCATGAGGGCTCCTAGTGCGTAGGTGTGTTCAGGTGGTGATGCCGAGGACCTTGTTCAGGCGCCCGTCCGCCTTCGCCTTAGAAATGGCGGCGGGGGACATGCCCTTCAGGTCCTGTCGGGTGAGCTGGGACGGGCCCGACGCCTTGCGCGCGGCTCCACCGTCTCCGGTGCCCTGGAAGCGGGACACGGCCTTTGCGGCTAGGTACGGCTTCCGAGTCAGAAGGTCGTCGATCGCGTCGGCCAGCTCCTCCGCGTCCACGTCCCCGTTGTCGTCCACTTCGAACGACTTCGGGTCCAGGTACGCCAGGGCGTCCGACGGGTCGGCCAGCTTGCCAGCGGCAGCAGCCTTGATCTCAGACTTGAGGATGCGAGCGTTCGCCTTCGCGTTCGCGTCGCGGGTCGCCTGGCGCTTGATCTCAGCGGCGTCAGCCTGGTCAGTGGTGCCGGAAGCCGCGGGGGCCTTCAGGGCCTCCATCTTCTCTTCCAGCTTCCGGCGTGCGTCCCGCTCCGTCTTCCAACGGGCCTTCATGGAGTCGAGGGCCTTCTTACCGGCGTCGCCCAGGGCGTCCGTGCCAGCGTCCGTACCCGTGCCGTCGCCAGCGTCGTCAGCGTCGGTACCGGCCGCTGCGTCGCTCGGGTCGACATCCGGGGCGCCAGTGTCGGCGTCCTTCGGGTCAGTGCTGGGGTCAGTGTTCGGGGCGTCAGGCATCGTCAACTCCGTTGCGGGGTTAAGGGACTTCGCGTTGCGCGAAGGTCAGATGAGGTAGCCGTTCCGCGTCAGAAGGCGGAGGGCCTTTTCGCGGTCGTCGCCGGCAATGCGCATGATCTCTTCAGGCATCAGACGGATAGCACCATTGCGGCGCCGCTTGCGGGTGTGGCCCCGCTTCGTCTGACCTTCAGTGGTCGCCTTGACCGCCTTGCCGTAGCGCGTCGCGGTCGTCATGCCACGGCGGGCGTTCACGACCTGGGCGATGTCGGCGCCCGCTTCGATGGCCTCCACGGCCTTCTCCCCAAAAGCCTTGCGCTTCTGGGCATCGGACATGGAGTCGTAAACGGACTTCGGATCGGCCGGCGTCGGGCGGTAGTTCTTCGTCACCGGCTCAGTCGTGCAGTCACAGCGCGGATGACGCTCGAAGCCTTCGGAGAGGCTGTACTCCTGGCCGGCGAGGATCAGGCACCGCGCGCACGCGGGCAACTCGACCACGCGCACGTATGACGTGATGCCAGGGCGTGCGGCCATCGCCACCAGATCCGCGGCCCGGCCAGCGTCAGCAACCATCGTCCGGGCCAAGAGGTCCAGAAGGGCGGAGCCTGACGCCAGGGCGGAGACCAGGGAGGCACCCTTCTGGAGCGCGGACAGGGCCGCCCACACGGGGGACATGAAGAGGTCAACCAGCGACCGGCCGTCAGACCCGATGCCTGCCAGCGCCTCCGGGACCAACCGGCCCTGCGTTTCCACGTCTTCCAGGAGCTGGGCCAGGTACGGGTCCGCCTGGCGGGCGGCCTGGAGTTGGCCGGCAGCGACCAGGGCGGCCACGCGGTGAACGCGCCGTTCCCAGTCAGCCGACAGATTGTGAATGTCGATGTCCCGCCAGAGGCGAACCGCCAGGCGTGCCGTGGACGCTGCCAGCCGCTCCCGTTGAATCTGATGGGCCTGGGCCAGCTCAGAGGCCATCAGGCGGCCGTCGGGACGTCGTCAGCCGCCTCAGTCGGGGCGCCTGGCGAGCGGGCCATCAGAGCCGTTGCGGCCCCCAGCGGGTCCAGCTCCAGCTCCCGCTCCTTCATGGTCAGAAGGTCGGCTACCTCCGTCGGCGTGAGGCCGTACCGGAGCGCCAGGAACTCGAACGGGAAGCCGATGTCCTTCAGCTTCGTCAGAGCGTCAGCGAGTTGCGCGTGCGAGCGAGACTCAGCGTCGGCCCAAAGGACCTGACCCGCGGCGATGTCCTTCGACTGGTCGTCCCGGCCCATGGCCAGCGCGATCAGCCGGAACATCTCCCGGATGGCCAGGCCGAACCAGAGTTGCTTTTCGTCCACGCGCTTGACCAGGCCAGTCTCAGCGGCCAGGAGGGCATCCCCGGAGAGATTGGCCATCTTGCCAATCAGGTAGTGGGCAGGCGTGCGGGTCTGAGCCGCGATGTGTCCCACCGCGACCTCCATGACCCCCGTGTACGCCTCCAGGTTGGCGGCGGTCCACTCAGTCACCTTCACGTCGTCACCGGTGAAGAACATGACGCGGTCGACCGCGAAACGCTCCAGGTCCACCGGACGCGAACCCACGATCTTGCCCGCGTCGTCCAGGATCGGGATCTCCGGGACCTCCGCACCCAGGACGATGCGCTGGGGGAAGGAGGCATAGTCCGCGGCCGTGAACAACTGGGCCCACAGCAGATTGACCGCATCCTGCATCGACACCACGCCCGTGATGTCACTGATCGGATCCTCGGTCAGCGTCGGACGGTTCGGCAGCTCCACCATCGGCACCACGCCCATGGGGTTCGGCTGGGGGTTCGGTTCATCCCCCATGTCGCGGAGATCCCACAGGTTCAGCTCTTCGTCGATGGCCTGTTCCTGGACCGACTTCGAGCTGACGCCCAGGATCGGACGCTCGAACTTCCAAACCTCGTCCGCCAGGTACAGCGTCGCGAAGGAGATGGGGCCGTCATCCCAGCGCTTCAGCGCGGCCCTGCGCTTCCGGCGCGAGCCAGGCACGTACGCCACGATGCACTGCGAGGCATCCTCGAAGGTCACCTCCGGCGTGCCCGGGTCGTCAGGGTCGCCCCAGACCAGGACGAAGGAGCGGCCCGAGTTGACCGCACCCAGGAACCCCAACTGCGAGTCCGTATCCAGGCCGTTCACCTGCCAGACGCGCCACAGATCCTTGTCAGCCTCCGTCATCCCAGACGGCTTGATGCCGTTCACGGTCAGCCGCTCAACAGGGGCGTCAGAAACCACCTGCGTCCAGTTGTCCGCGAAGCCCTTGTACCGGTCCCCGTGGAACTTCTGGAACTGCTCAGACGCGAACGTCAGCGGGTGGTCGCCCCGGTAGTACCTGGAGTTCTTCTCGATCATCGGGCGACGAGACAACAGCTCATCTTCGAGCCGCTGGACCAGCGCCAGCGCTTGCTCAGGTGTTGCCACTGGTCCCTCCTTCGGGGTCAGGCAGACATGTACAGCGGCTTCCGCTTCAGAAGGCCCGCCGCGATGGCATCGGATGCCGCCTCATGCGCGAGCACGCTGACAACGGCAAGGTCGATCTTTCGTTTGTGCTCCGGCTTCGCCAGGACGTACCGGTCCGAAGGCCGGGCCGCCATGCGCGCGTTGAAGATGTGCCGCTCAGTGATCTGGCACCCGTCGTGCGTGAACGTGGAGTCCCGCTTCAGGCAGTCCGTCTTCATGCGCTCAGCGGCGGCGTGCATCTGGACCGGCCGGCGAGTCAGCCAGCGGATCACCTTGCGGTCCCCGTAGCGCTCCGCCCACTTGTCCACTTCCGTCTCCCAGTACGGGGGGTCGCAGTACATGAGCTTCACGTCATACGTGCGGAAGAGCTGGTCCACCGCTGCGTCAACCTCCAGGCGGGGAACCTGGCCGCCCCACTCCGCCGGATCCCAGATCGTGGGCCGATCGCTAGGGCCGTAGGTCGGCGTGAACTGAAAGCCGTCCAGGGTCTCCGCGCGTATGCCGGTCCAGTCGTCGGAGTCCGAACCATCGAACCCGAGCACGATCGGCACCTTCATGAGCTTGTACGCCGACGGGGCAGGCTTCTCACGGTCGCTCGCGCGGGACAGCCAGTGAGCCGCCTCCAGCCAGGAGCCGTGACCGGCCATGATGCGGTTTCCGAAGAAGCGTTCAGCCTGACCGGGGTCAGACTCCAGTAGCTCCGCGGCCTCCGCTTCGATCGCGTCCAGGTCGATGTGCGGGCAGTCCGCGTAAACGGCCTTATGGATCCGGCGCCGTTCCACCTTGTTCCGGTAGGACAGCGTGGGGAGGGCCTGCGGGAAGTACCTGTACACGTCCTCCGCACTGCCTTCGTGCGTCTTCTGGGCGGTGCTGTACTCCGACGGGTCGTAGGCGTTCGTGGTCTCCATGGACCGGCCGGACATGCCGGCCAGGCCGCGGCGCATCGTCTCCGCCACTTTGATCATCTTGTTCGTGGCCGTGTACGTACCGGTCTCGTCCTGGATAGCGAACGTGATCGGGTTACCGAGGCGCGACTGAGCCGACGAAGTGACCACGTCGATGCGGCCCTCTTCGCCTACGCGGACCATGCCTTCCAGGGGCTTCATGAAGGCGGACAGGTGACCGTGCTTGATCATCGCCACCAGCGGGCGGTACACGTTTGCCACCTGGTCTTCAGACGTGGCCAGGAGCTGGATAAGGGGGGTCGGCTGGGGGACGCCCATCGGGTCGCCCTGGTCGTAAACGAACTCCCAGCCGCAGGCGCACCCGTAGTCGCGACAGCGGTAACGCTCGCCACCCTGGGCGAAGCCACTGAAGACAGTCGGGCCGGCGGCTTCCGCCAGGACGACCGCTGCCGCGAAGGGACCCTTGCCCGACTTCTGGGGCATGATCACCTGGGCACGGCGGTACACGAAGGCCGTGGACTTCTGGCCCAGCTCCGCAGACGCCTTCACGGCGTACATGTTGCTGGCGACCTTCAGTTGCCAGGGCAGCATCGTGAACCGCTGGCCCTGGCTGAAGCCATCGGGGATCACAGCGTGGTGTTCGATCCACGCCAGGGTGACCACCAGGACGCGGGCATCACTCACCGCTGACCGCCTTCAGGCGGGCGGACAGGTCCGCTACTGCCGAGACAGCGGCCCGGGGGGCGTCGTCATCGGCGTCAGGCTCGATGCTGGCAACGGTCCAGCGGTTGCGGGCCATGCCGTTGGCGCTGAGCCCAAGGGACTCCGCGACCATTTTGACCTGGCCCCAGATGATGGCACTGGAGCGGGGCGCTTCCGCGCGCGCGAGCAAGCGCACGTAGGAGGCCACTTCAAACTCCAGGTGGAGGGTCTCCCACATGACGGCCTGGGGCGACTCCCAGAGGCGTTCCCATAGGTCCATCTCACGATCGGTCGGGGAGACGAGAGGGAAGGCCGGCATGGGGCCGTCGCGTCCCTCCGCGGGGAGCGTGGTCCAGCCCTCCGCGTTGGCCTTCGCCTTGTGGCTTCGCTCAGTGCTGGTCGGCGCAGGGCCGGACCGGGCGCGTGCTCCTCCACGGGCCATGGGTGATCACCTCCCGAACTGGGTCACGTTGGGTGAGTTTGTGGAAGTGGATCAAGGTCTTTGAACCGGGCGGAAACCCGAGAGCCC